CGATAGTAAAGGAGCAATCATCGAGCATACCATTGCAATGTTTTTGGGTTTAAAAGTAACCTACCAGCAAAACCATCAAGTTAAAACAGCAGTACCAACCAAAACTATAAGTGTATAAATAACACCTAAGCAAAAAGCCAAAGCAACTAATTTAAAAAGTTCAATTACAAATTGTTTCATTTGTAAATATAAAAAAAAAAGGAAACATAGTTGCACAATCACCTTAAATTCCTGTTCTACTTTTGAAGTAATTTAAAATAAAAAGTAGTAATGGGCATTTTTAAAAATATCTTTGCACTGCCTGAAATCCGTAATACTGTAGCCACTTTAAAAGTGCCTTATACAAGTTCATTCGGATTGTTTGGTGGCATGGCTACCGAAGCTACTTTGGCAAACAGCAAATCAGCTTTTACAATATCAGCATTTTACAATGCAGTAGATCAGATTTCAAACGATATTGCAAAACTCCCCAAACACATCTACAAAAAAGAAGGTAAAAACCGTTTTGTCAACACAAATCACCCGGCAAATTACCTTATTTCTTCGGCTCCAAACGATCTGATGACTTCCTTCGATTTTTGGAAAATCATTACTATTTCTACTATTATAAAAGGAAACGGATATGCCGAAATCATTCGTAACGAAGTAACCGGAATTGAAGAAGCGTTTATTTTTAGAGATTCCGATGATGTAAAAGTATATGCAGGCGAAAACTTTATGTTTTACAAATACAAAGGTAGCACAATCGAATCGTCAAACATGTTGCATTTTAAAGGACTTTCCTTTGATGGTGTTGTGGGTGTTGGAATCATAACCTTTGCGGCCCAGCAATTAGGCATCATGCTCGATGGCAAAAAATACCAGGGCGACATTTATAAAGATCGTGGTTTGGGTTATGGTGTTATAGAAACAGATTTGGCGGTTGCGGCACCTAATAAAAAAATGATTGAAGATGGTTTTACTAAAAAACTAGCGGCTGGCAATAAATTTAATGTACCTATGTTAGATGAAGGATTTAAGTATAAATCTATTTCTGTAACACCGCAGGAAGCCGAATTTTTAGCATCCGATAAAAATGCAGTGGTCGAAGTATGTCGTTGGTTAAACATAGCACCACACAAATTAAAACACCTGGATAATGCAACTTTCAGCAACATCCAACACCAATCAATCGAACATGTTCAGGATTCTTTGTTGCCGTGGATCACTCGCGATGAACAGGAATTAAACCGCAAATTATTTACGGTTGTGCAGCGTGAAACCTTATACACAAAATTTAACGAAAAATTTCTTTTACGTGGCGACCTCGAAGCACGTAAAAACTTTTATACAGCCGGAATCTATTCAGGCTTTTTAACACGTAACGAAGTGCGAAGCCTGGAAGATATGGATCCTATTGATGGATTAGATGAACCATTACAACCAGTTAATATGCAAACACTCGAAATGGTCGAAAACCTAACAAAACAAAGTGCAAAATGAAAACAGCAGTAACTAACGAAAATATGCAAATACGCGAAGCTGTGCTTCGTGCATTAACGCCTGAGCAAATTGAAAATCGCACGGCAGAATTTGTAATTTCTTCCGAAGCAAAAGATACATATGGAACCGTATTTAAATTATCCGGGTGGGATTTGCAGCGATACAACGCAAATCCATTGGTGTGCTACAATCACTATTCCTGGGGAACTGATCCCGATACAATCATCGGAACATCTGAAGTATTTGTGGATGGTGATGTTTTAGTGGGTCGCGTTCGTTTTGAAACCGAAGATATTAACCCGAAAGCCGAAAAGGTTTGGAAAAAAGTGCAAGCCGGAACGCTTCGCATGGCATCGGTAGGTGTAAATGTAAAACGCGGTCATTGGGGTGATGATAAGTTGGGTGAAGATACCGATACATTGTATTTTGATGAACATGAGTTGCTAGAATGGTCCGTTGTGGCAATTGGCAGCAACCCCGATGCTGTGAAACGTAATGCAGAAAACTTCGAAGAAATTAAACTTCGATTTAAAAATAATGAAGTTCCACCAGTGGTTGAAACTCCTACAGAAAAGCTTTCAGTTCGTGAAGCTCAGTTGAATTATAATCTAAAAAAGTTTAAGTAATGAAAAAAAGTGTTGAATTAAAGCAAACACGAGCTTCTAAATTGGAAGCTCAAAAGCGAATTATCGATGCTGCAAAAGCAGAAAATCGAGATTTCACGGCCGAAGAAAACACACAGTTATCTTCGTTAGACACTGAGGTGGAAGCCTTAGATGGTCAAATTGTTCAATCAGAAATTAATGAGGCTCGCGAAATGCGAATTGCTCAAATTTCTGCAAAACCTGTTTCGCACGAATTAGGTAACGGTGAGCAAAGAGAAAACGAGAGAATGAAAGCTCGTTTCTCTATTCACAAAGTGGTTCGTGCCGGAATGCAAAACGGTGCACCATTGTCAGGTGTAGAATTAGAGTTTCACCAAGAAGCTTCTAAACGTGCAGCTGCTGCTGGCGTTGCAATTCAAGGATTTGCAATTCCTTTGGCTGAAAAACGTGCCGATGGTCAAACTGTAACACAAGATTCTACAAACTACGGTGGAAAATTGGTTGCTACTGAAGTAACAGATCCTATTGAGTTTTTACGCCCTCAACCGGTTTTAGAAGCTTTAGGGGCTCGTTACCTTACAGGATTGCAAGGAAACGTTCAATTCCCTACAAACGATGGCGGAATTGTAGCAAGTTGGGAGACTGAGGTGGCAAACGTGGCAAACACTAAAATTGCATACGGTAGCAAAACAATGTCACCAAAACGTTTAGCGGTTAGTGTGCCTATTTCGTTGCAAAACATCCTTCAATCATCTGTAGCTTTAGAAAGCTATACAATGGCTGAAATGATGGCAGAGGTGGCTCTAAAAATTGACCAAGCCGGTATTGTTGGAACAGGTTCTATCAATGGAATCTTAAACGTTGCAGGAACAACTGCTGTTGTTGGTGGTACAAACGGTGCGGCTCCAACTTGGGACAATATTATTGATTTAGAAACCGGTGTGTATGTGCAAAACGCAAACAGTGCTCAATTGGCTTATTTGTTTAACGCAGTTACTCGCGGTAAATTAAAAAGAACCAAACACACTGCTGGTGATTTCAACTACTTAATGACACCTGAAAACATGGTGAACGGTTACAAAGTTGGAATGTCTAACAACGTGCCTTCAAACCTAGTAAAAGGTACTTCAGGTGCTATTTGTTCAGCTGGTATCTTTGGTGATTTCTCTCAATTAATTATCGGTCAGTGGGGCTTTATGGATCTATCTGTTGACGAAGTAAGCCGTAAAAGAGAAGGTTATGTGGAAATCACATTGAACACTTTCTTAGATATTTTGGTGCGTCAACCAAAAGCATTCTCAGTGGTAAAAGACTGGTTAACTGCTTAATATTTTAAGTATGGCAAAAGCAAAAAAAGAAGCAGCTACTGTAGTAGCTGCTTTACAAAAAGTATATGAAGAAGCAGCGAAAAAAGTAGCTGACTTATCAGATGAAGAAACACCCGAAGTGCGACAAGCATTAGCTGAAGAAGTGGCTGCTGCTTTAGAAAACTTGAACAATGCTAAAAAAGAGGTTTTGGTAAAGTTTAAGTTTATTAAATCGCCCACTGGTCGTTTTGGGTTGGGTTACAATGCCGGCGATAGCGGCTATATTTCTCTTTTATTAGCCGATGTGGCACAAGAAGAAGGATATGGCTTTATTCAAGAAGGTAAAGATGTAGCCGATATCGAAGTAACCGAATAAAGCAAAAACAATGATCACAAACGCTACTATCACACCAGCCAGTTCTTATGAAGTTGTTTCTTTAGCTTTAGCAAAAATGCAATTGCGTATTGAAAGTAGTTTCACGGCGGAAGATACTTTGATTCAATCAATGATTGCTTCGGCGGTTTCTGCTGCTGAAGATTACATGGGTTGCAAAATTGTAGATAGTGATGTGGTGTTGAACCTGGATGAATTAGAAGATGTTATCAATATTCCTTATCCTGTTCGAAGTGTAACATCATTAAAATATTTTCCGACGTCCGGTGCTGAAGAAACAATGCCGGACACGGATTATGAATTGCTTCGTTTTGGTAAAGAAAACGGTATTCGCATAACTGCTTACTGGATTCCTGAAACCGACACACGTTACGATGCCGTGACTATAGCTTTTAAAACGGGTTATGCAACAGGAACGGTTCCTAAACCAATTATTCAAGCCGTGTTATTGCAAATCAGTGATATGTATGATCGCCGTGAAGATAGAGTGGAAGTGCCTTTGACAATGTCAACTAAATTGCTTAGACCATACAAACTATTCTGATGGATAAAAAACCATTCATAGGGCAAAAGGACCGCCGCATTGTTATCAATAAAAAAACATTGCTAGCAAACACTTCGGGGGAACGAAAAGAAACGTTGGTTAAAATAACCGATGCTTGGGCTTTTATGGATGATTTGTCCGGTGGTGAAGATGTAGAAGGCAAAGTAAGAGCTTTATACAGCCGAGCCTATGTAGTTAGATGGCAAAGTGAATTGTTAACGGAAAAACGCCTGGTGATTGTAGATGATGAACGAACGTTTGAAGTGGTTTATGTTGCTGAAATTGGAAGAAAGGATCATGTTCGATTAGTGTGCAAAGCTTATGAGTAGCGGAATTAATGTAAACGTCACCGGATTTCGTGAACTCGAAGCTAAAATAAAGCTATTGGCAAACGATAAAGATAAAAAGCGTGAAATGCTTTTGATTTTACGGCAAGTAGCAAAACCTACGTTGGATGCTTCAAAAACATTGGTTCCTATTTCTAAAAAAGCACACGTTGCCAGGGGAAAAAGAATTAATCCGAGAAATTTGCAAAAATCACTTGGATTGATACAAGGACGAAAAGGCAATGCAAAAGATAATCCAACAATTTATGTTGGTGCTCGTGCAAAAGGTTCTTTTGATGGCTGGTATGCTCACTTTGTACATGAAGGTATAAATGTATATAGAGCAGGTTTTAAACGTAAACGTGCCCGTGGTGCAAATGATTCCGCAGCCGTTTCAAGAACAAAAGGAAATCCTTTTTTACGAAAAGCATATCAACAAACACAAGCCGGTGTGACAAACGATGCCGAAAAAAGAATGGCAGCATTCCTCCAACGGCGAATAAATAAATTAGCATGATAATAGTTTCAATAAAAGTAGCCGATTTTTTCCTTACCAAACAGCCTTATGTGGATGTTTTTGGAGCAAACAGACCTTTTCCGGTAGTAGCTCCTGAAGGAACAAGCTTTCCTTTTGCAACCTACACGATTGATCGTGCCGAAGGCAAAAGTAAAGATGGTGATGAATATAGTGTAACTGCCTATTTTTGGTTTGATGCCAACAACTACACCGAAATGGCTACGTTGTTAGAAAGCATCATTCCTGCAATACAAGATGAATATGATTTTCAAGCAGCAACAATGGACTTTGTCGAAGACAACCAATCCTTTGTTGGAATTATAAACTTTTTAATTAATCAATAGAAATGGCAAGAAAAATTTATAAAGGTAAAAACCTTAGAATTTTTGTAGGTGGAAAAGCATTATTGCATTCAACTGAATGTGGCTTTTCAACATCTACCAATTTTGAATCAATTGCAACTAAGGACACGAACGGAAACGTTCAAACGCCTGGCAATTACGAATGGTCCGTAACGGCAAACACGCTGTTTGTGGACAAAGATGTATTAGATACTGATCGTTTCGATACACTTGAATTATTAGAGCAATATTTAGCTCAGGAAGAAGTGACAATTCAGTTCATGACAAACATTGGTCAGGAAGTGGTTATTGCTGGAAATGCTTACATGAGCGGTGTTAATTTCTCAGCTCCAACGGAAGGTTCAGCAACCGGTGATTTCTCTTTTCAAGGAAATGGTGATTTCACAGCAACACGTTTACCAACTGTAGGGGCACTTCCTGTAATTAGTTCTTCAAGTGTAATAGCTATTACAAACGGAACTGCTGGAACACGTGCAACTACAGCTTCTAACACGCCAACGCTTTACGAATTGGTAGGAACAATTCCTTCAGGTGTAACAATAAACGCTACTTCAGGTTTGATTTCCTGGACAAACGCAGTACCTGTAGGTAACTACTTAGGAGCTTTTATTAGAGTAACAAACGCAGCAGGATCTGTAACGCAGGAAATTGCAATCATTGTAACATAATGTTATGAAAATTAAAATTAATAAAAAAAACTTTGAACTCACTTTTGGGTTCAAAGTTTTTTACATCTTAGGTAAGCATTGGGAAATGAAAAATTTCAACGATGTGCTCAAACATGTGATGTCGGTTTTTGGTGATTATGCTACTACCGATGTAAATAATACTGCTGAAGAACCTAATTTGAGTTTTGCCACAATGGAAGTTTTGGCTGATATTATTGTGGCTGCTATTGTGGCTAATAAAGAAAACAAAAAAACTTTTGCTGATTTTGAAACTGCTGAAGTGATTGAATCGATTGTGGAAAACATTGCGGTTATTCCGGAAATAATGAAGGAGTTTGTTTCTTCAATGCCTTCACATAAAAAAGAAGAAGATCCGGGAAAGTAGTAAGCGGCCAAAAAGATACGCCGCTCACGTTTGATGCTCTGATTGTGTTATGTGGCGAAATGGAAATCAGGTTATCTGATTTCTATGAAATGACACCAAAAGAGTTTTTTTTGTATCGTGAAGGGTTTATTGGTAAACGTGATGCCGATGCAAAATTTACTTTAGTAACCACACGAAAATTAATGTTTGCTTCAATTATGCCACATGCCAGACGTGGATTGAAAGAAACTGACATTATGGAATTCGATTGGGAAAACGATTTGATTGAAACACTCACGGAAGAAGAAATAAATGAACAACGAAAAGAAGTACAGCAATCAATCGAGTTTTGGAAAAATTATGACTTGAATAATAATAGGTGCTAAAATTGGTTTTATATTGTTTGTTTAGTAAAAGCCTGTCGAAAGACAGGTTTTTTTTGTTTTGGTAAATTGAAAAAAGGAAACTTAGTTGCATAAAAATGTTAATGGCTAAGTCTAATTTTATGCAAATTATTTACTATGGCTTCATTAGCATCCATTAACGTAAAGTTCACGGCAGACTTGAAACAATTTTCAAGCGAAATGCAATCGGCTTTGCGGGATATTAAACGAACCGGTGAAGAATTTCAAAAGATTGGTAGTGCTTTATCTATTGGGCTTACTTTGCCGCTTTTAGCCGTTGGTGCTGCTTCTGTAAAATTAGCTTCTGACTATGAAGAAAGTTTAAATAAAGTAAACGTTGCTTTCGGAAATTCCGCTTCTTCCATTGAATCTTTTGGTGATACAACCTTAGAAACTTTTGGTATTGCAAAAGGCACAGCTTTAGATATGGCTTCGCTGTTTGGTGATATGGCAACTTCAATGGGATTGCCACAAAGTGAAGCAGCTGAATTATCAAAATCATTGGTAGGTTTAGCCGGTGATTTAGCTTCTTTTAAAAACATCGGGATTGAACAGGCTACTACGGCTTTGAATGGTGTTTTCACGGGTGAAACCGAATCGCTTAAACTATTAGGAATTGTAATGACTGAAGCTAATTTGGCTCAGTTTGCTTTAGAAAAAGGAATTCAAAAAAACATAAAGAGTTTTACTCAAGCTGAAAAGGTGCAATTGCGTTACGCTTATGTAATGGAAAACACTAAAAACGCACAAGGTGACTTTGCTCGAACTTCGGGCGGTGCGGCTAATCAAATGCGTGTTTTTCAGGAATCTTTAAAAGAAGTAGGTCAGCAATTTGGTGCAATTATTCTTCCGGCTTTTACTAATGTGGTGAAAAGTTTGAACGGAATGGTGAAATCATTTGGTGATTTGTCACCAGGAGTGAAACAAACAATTGTGGTTGTGGCTGGTTTAGTTGCTGTTATCGGACCATTGTTAACTGTTATCGGAACCGTGTTGACTTTGGTTCCTTCTATGGTTGCCGGGTTTGCAGCGGTAAAAGTTGCTTTTGCTTCTTTAACGGCTACGATTGCGGCTAATCCGTTTGGTGCAATTGCTTTGGCGGTTGGATTAGTGGTTGGTGCTTTATATGCTTATAGTCAGGCCACAAAAGAAGTGGTTAAAACAAAAACAACCTTAGATAAAATAAACGAAAAGGCTTCTGAAAATTTATTAAAGGAACGGGTTGAATTAGATCGTTTATTGGCTATTGCAAAAGACAAAAACAAAAGCGATGTTGAACGTCAAAAAGCTATTAAAGACTTAAACAAACTTTCGCCTGAATTTTTGGGTAACTTGACTTTAGAAACAATAAATACCGATAAAGCAAAAGTGGCTGTTGAAAACTACACTAATGCTTTATTGCAAAAATATAGAGTTGAAGCCGCTGAAGCGGAATTGAAAGAATTAGCAAACAAACGATTTGCTTTAGAACTCGGACAACTTAAAGCAAAAGAAGCTTTGTTGAAACAGGAACGCAAATTAAAATCGAACGGTACTGCTTTAGAAATTCAAGAATTTGAACGATTAAAGAAAACAGTTTCCGGCGGTGGAAAAGTGATTGCTGATTTTTATAATGAAGAACAAAAACTGCTTGAAGGTATTATTAATGGTACTGAGCAATTAACTACTGCTACCGGCGGACTTGGTGGAGTTAAAGAAGCTTTAGTTAAAAAAGGAACCATTGCTTATTTTGAAGCTGAAATTGCTAAACTGAAACAGCTTCAAAAGGAACAAGTTACTACGGCAGCCGGTTATAACTTAATTCAAAATGAAATCAATCTTTTGCAAAAGGAAATTGACACATTGTCTTTTGTTCCAAAGAAAATTGAACCGATTGTTATTAAAAGCGATTTTGATAAAACAGGATTAATTGCCGGAAAAGTATTGACTGATGATTTAGCAACTTCAATGGATTCTCTTTCGTTGAAAATGCAAGCCATGAATGAAATGACGAGTGTTGTTGCTTCTTCTGTTGGTGAAGCTTTTATGAGTTTAGGAAATTCTTTTATTGAAAGTTTAGGATTGGCGGAAACAGGATTAGAAGGTTTTGCAAAAGTTTTGTTGCAAACAATTACTAAATTATTATCAGTAGCAATAGCAAATGTTATTGTTGGTGCAACTCAATCAGGAACAGCAACAGGCCCTGGTGCTGTTTTTACAACCCCAGCTTTTATTGCAACGGCTGTTGCTGGTGTTATTGCTGCTTTTGCGGCTATTCCAAAGTTTGAAACGGGTGGTGTTATTGGCGGTACATCTTATTACGGTGATAAAATATTAGCCCGTGTAAATAGTGGTGAGTTGATTTTGAACAGTAAACAACAACAAAGCTTATACGGAATGCTTGCTGGTGCTTCGGAATCTAATGTGAATATTGGTGTGCAGGATATTCTTTTAGATGGTAATAAAATCAGAATTGTGTTGGATAGAACAGATAAAATAAACAATCGTAAAAGATAATGCCAAGCAGAATAACAATAGAAATCGATTCAAATCCTGTTCATGGGAGCACATTGGTTATAACTGTAGCAAATACAGATATAAGTTATTCGAGCACACAGGCTTTTACGTTTGTTAATGGTGTTCCGGTAAATAGTAATCAAATTCAAATTGGTGCTAATGCTGAAGATACTTTGCAAAATATTTATACAAACTTTCAATTGGCTTATCCTACATTGG